AGGAGTAGAAGACTTGACTGCTTCTAAACCCATGATTTTTAGTTTAGGTTTCTCATAACGAACACCCTCACTATCCCACACATTAAGAATGTATCTCTTCTTGGCAGTCCAGATACCTTTGTTGGCAATATTCTCTCGCTTCATGACCATCTTCTGGTCATAAGCACCAACATAGTTTGCTAGTTCTTGATACGATTTTTCAATGAATGGTTCGATTCGTTCTTTGCAAGCAGTGTCGAGGAAGCTGACAATCCTCTCTGTACGAACATCTTGTGAAGGAAATACAGAACGGACAAGTAAATCGAGACAGATGTAAATGCTATCAGTATCAGAAGCGATGACATAATCGTGGTCCTTTGTTTTAAGTAGTTTGTTTAAGTAATCATTTACTTTGTTTTCAATCCATCTAATCGAGACTTGACCCGAGAGGGTAATCGCTTCAGCATTTGCCAGATTGTAGTATCGGAAGTATTGGTTACCGATGGCACCATAGGCGCTGTTAAGTTGGATCTTTCTTGCCATTTGGATATTGTTGAATTTTGAAATATCCTTTTGTAATGATGTGGTCTCTGTAGATGTGGTGGCATGTTCAAGAGCTTGCTTAGACTTAAGCATTCTCTTCTTGTATATGGTCCGTTCATCGTAAATCTTCTGCATCATTTCTGGTAGGAACCCAAGTATATCTTTACGGTACTGAGCACCATTAGCACATACACAGTAGTCCCCTTTAATATCTAGCGTCTGCCCAAGTATCTTATCAACTGTAGCCGATGGGTGTCTAGATTCAACAAGTGTTTCGGGTGAGATATTATACTGCATGATAAGATGAGGGTAGAGAGAGTTAAGGTCAAAAGACACAACCCAATCATACTTTCCTGGAATCGGTTCCTTGACATAGGCTCCTGCATACTTCTCATCTTTCTTAGCACCAAAATTACGTGGAGGAACTACGATGTTTTTATCAGTCAGATAGTTGTATATCATGGTGTCCCACATACGGACCTGACTGTAAACATCTTCAAAGTTCACCTTAGCATCATAGGCCATAGTGATGGCAAGTTCAAGCAACTTCATCTTATCTTCCAGTCGGTCAATCAACTCAACGTCTTGGATGTTGTACTCCATAAACTTCTGCCAATCACTAGTGTAGAAGTCTTTGAAGTTCTCATACTCAGAGTGATCTACTTTTCGTTGACCCAATTCAACGAAAGCGATATGGTCTAAGCGATAGGACTCTTGATTACTGTAAGTAAACTTACGATAAAGATCGAGATAGTCAAGAATATTGACACCAGATATGTCATAAGCAATATTTTTGCGTCCCTGGACAAAAACTTCTCTTTCATTAGCACGATTCCATGGGGATAAACTCTTCATCCATTTCTCACCTAGCACACGATTGACTCGCCGTGCGATATATGGAACATCGTATAAATTAACATTCCAACCTGTTAAGATGTCAGGTGTATTTTGCACCCACCAACCAATAAAGTGATTGAGCATTTCATGCTCTGTCCAGAAGATATGAGTTTCAACTCCTTCGGGTGCTTCAAACTCACGAGTTGCCCAACTATAGTATTTCTTTGTCACCATATCTTTAATGGTGATAGACAGCATTTCTTCTGCTGCTTCTTGAACATTAGGAAATCCATTCTCACACTGGACCTCAATATCCAATGCATAGATTTTCATCTGATTGATGTTATACTGCACTTCACCAGGAAATTCTTGGCGAATATATTGGTATACAAATCTCTCGTATCCATGCACTTCAAACCCTTCAACTCCGTCATACTGTTCAATGAATCCTCTTGCCTCTCGGGAAGAATCAAACTTCACAGCACGGACGTTCTTGCCTTCTAAAGTCTTAGTAACTTCATCTTTTTTAGATAAGACATATAAGGTCGGACTAAAATGGGCACGAGACTGTACTTGCTGACCGTCTTCGTACCCACGATAAAGTATTGTATTTCCAGCTAACTGAACGTTAGTGTAGAACTGACTCATGCGGACCTATAAGTCTCCAATAATTTCTCTGTCGGATCCACTATAGTAAAAACTCCCTCGCTTGTCAAGAACAAATCTCGTTGGTCTGTATACAGAGGGAAAGGAGACAACGTATCATCTCCAGAAATACTGAAACATTTTTCAATAAGGATACTAGGTTCTTCATCTAGTTCCAGTACATTACCAATGATATATTCAGGTCTATCCTTAAGCAACAAGACTTTAATATTCTCTGTACTCGGTTCGGGAGGTTCCTCAATATCACTTACAGGTGATACATACGATTCATTAACCATTCTTTTGTGCCTCAATCAAGTTGTTGTATTGTTCTACAACTGCATCATATGTTTCATATGCAGCAACTACTTCATCTAGTCGAAAGAAAAGATATTCACTTTTACTGAGGGGAGCCCATGGTTCCATTACTACCTTAGGTTCACTCTGTTTAGTAATACTAGAATCTTCTGAAGAAACAGAGACTTCAATATTTGGTTGCTCTTCACTATCAGTATAGATGCTATATGGATATCGCAGTTGATATGCGATAGGGTCTTTAGTTTCTTCTGCTCCTTCTGGAGTAGGAGGAGTCACTTCATAGATATCAGAAATGATATCTTCACCGCTTCTTGTTCTTACGATTCTTACGCTCATAATTTCTCCTTGAGATTTCTAGTACAGATTCTTTGATGATTTCTTTCAGAATTTTAGTTTCTGAAATTTTGCTTTCTTCAGCAATAGGACGTACATATTTCATTATATCATCGATATAATTTTCTGGCAAGTCCAATGTTAGGAGATCTGATTCTCCATTATAATTATTTGGTTTTAAATTGAAGTATAGATTCATGTTACCATGCCCAAGATACAAATGAGTTACGGACACCCTTAGTGACCGTTTTTACTTCATGCGGATATAAAAAGATGGAGGGGAATACTAATACATGCCCCTTTTCCAATTCCATATCTTCATGCCGAAGATAAAAATCACCACCTTCAAAATCATCATTCAGCAATCCAACCAAAGTACAAATAGGAATTCCTCTCTCTTTGCCATCAAATAAATCTTTGGCATGATCGTAGTGAACACGAAGATTGGTTCCTTCTTTGTACCTAGCATATTTGGGTACTGCGAAATTTACCAATCCTATATCATATTTCTTAGAATAATCACTAAAAACTTTATCACAAAGATCATAAAGTAGATTACTTTCTTTTGGAGGAAAGAGATTTTCTATAGAATCGTTTTCAGAATGGTAATGCTCATCATGTTCATGACCCCACTGATGTGACTCCCACTCCCAAGTAGAGTACTCAGAAATTACAGAGTCACAAAAATCATCATCTTCAATGTCATATAGACTTACATAGTCAAGAAAATTCATGCAGACTCCAAACAAAAAGAGACCCTAAGGTCTCTTTGGTTGTAAATTATATAGGTTGATTAGTAGTCCATGTTTCCACCATAGCGGATGCAGGTCTTTTTATTTTCTGCTGATGATCTACACCACTGTCTCACATAAGCATCTGCATCCTTATCCATTGTAAAGTGAGCATAATTATGAAGCATCCCAATCAAAACCAATATCCCAATCGATATCACATTAAAGTGTGTCGCTGGATGCATCAGCATTGCTTTCAGGTAGTTGAGAATTTTGGATTTCATAAACCTTTCGTTTCTGATGCTCAGGGATGATTCTCCGTAATTCTACCACGAGAAGTCCGTTATTGAAACTGACTGTGCCAACTTCGACATCATCACTCAGGTTGAATCCCCTAGTGAAGGTGCGTGAAGATAATCCACGATGCACATATTCTTCTTCCCCATCATTCTTAGGTGCAACAGATTTAACTAGGAGGATATTTGACTCAGTAGTAACTTCCACCTCATCTGGTGACCATCCAGCAAGTGCAATTTCAATACGCCATTTAATATTTGATTCTTTGATGATATTGTATGGCGGATATTGTCCACCAGGATGATTCGATCCATATGAATGCAATCGATAGAAGATATCATCTAGTCCGACGCTGTATCTGTTTGCAGCATCAAAAATTTTATCAACATCTTTCGATGTCCATCTAGTAAGGTCCATGTAACTTCTCCTTATAAAGCGAGATTGTGTTGTGTGGTCCCCGAAGGCAACCAAGATTATTTAACAAGTCTGTAGTTTAATACAATGTGTGATATGCCGAACCCTTGTGTAAGGAATACCTCACCTACATAGTACTAGGACAAAACTCGATGGAAAAAATGACTAAATTTTTACCTATCGTTATGTTATTGGTGACCGCTGGTGCGGCAAATGCAGGTGGACTGGTGAGTTCACATTCGGCTAGTGTACAACTAACTGTTGATGCCGCTAGGACTCAGGCAACGAGAATTGGGTCTTCGTTTAGTATTTCTGGAACTAATATTGATACTACAGACGGCACCACAGCACATGCTGTATCTACTGGCACCATTACTTCAGGAGTCTATTCTCCTGGTACTATCACCGCTACTCAAGATACTGCAGGTTCTGCATTCTCATTCAGTCAATCTTATAACCAAGCTGATGCAGTTCCAACTGCTGCTCCTACTGTAGGAGACGTTCCTAACTTCAGTAATGTAACTTCTTACACTGCTGGAACTGCAGGAACTCTAGCTGGTACTATAACTTCAGCTGGTGTAATTGGAGTGACGGCTGGTGGTGCTGGAACGACTGCAACAGGACAATACGTTAGTGAGATCACGATAATTGACTAAGGAGATAGATAATGAATACTATGATTCGTTGGTCTGTGATGTCTGCGGTGGGTGCAAGTGTCACACTTGCTCCTGCCTTGGCGGTCCCCGTGGTCCCAAACTTCACTCAGGGAAGTATGACATCCAGAACGGAGACAACTCAGACGATCACCGAGACAATAAATAGCATGGATTACAACACTGGATATCAGTATTCTGCTACTGGTTCTGGTGTATCAGCATCGGGAAACCTCTCACCAGGAACAGGTGCTAGCAATGTAACTATTAATGGAGTGACATCATCATGGATGGGTGTAACAAGCAAACCGACATACACACAGACGACACCAGGAGCAGCGTTTCAGTTCACAGAAACTTACAGCGGCCCTGGTTTAAGCAATCAAACGATTATCCAGAGAACAACAGAGGTTACAAGCATAACCGACACTACAAGTATCTTCTCGCAGTAACATTATTATTCGCTAATCCTTCTTATGCTGAAACTGTTGGTGGTGTGTCTGCTACTGCTAATCCTGTCGCTAATAGTTCAGGCTCCGTTACAAACCAAGCTATTCAGGTTTTACAGGGACCATACATTACAAATACCTACGGTGGAGGTATACAATGTCAAGGTCCCACTCGCAATTTCACACCGTATGTAACAGGAAGTGTTTCTGCTTCTAAACCATACGAACCTTTCTATGATGACCCAGTATATGATGTCACCGATAACTTTGGTGCTTTCGATTCTGACGGGAATCCAATTGGAGATGGTATCTTAGATAATCCTGGTGATATTATTTTCCACAAAAGGACTAGGACTGGACAGAAAGATAACTATAGTCTAGGTGTAGGTTTCTCTATGACATGGAGCACACCTACAGATAAAAAATTACAAGACCTTTGTAAAGAAGCAGCGAGTTCTAACATCGAGATGATGAAACAACTAACTGCCAATAAAAGATTGGACTTTGAGATTGCTCGTCTTAAAAATTGTGGAAGTCTAATGAAAGAAGGAATTAGTTTTCACCCCAAAAGTCCTTACTATAAAATATGTGCCGATGTCGTAGTGCAAAATATAACTACGGTCAAGCAACATCGTCACTCTATCCCTTCGGTTTCAGTGCCGACTTCAATACCCGTATCGCCGCATTCCGATGACGCTGCTCAACTTGACGCTCCCTTAGAGACAAGACCTTAACTTCCTTACCACGGATAGCAGCAATCTTCTTAATAACTTTCTTCACTGTAGGTTTGATTACCTTCAGAAGAATGTCAGCGAATGGTTTAGCAAGCAGTGCCGATGTAGTAGCAACTACAGCAATACCCCCAGTGGTGATAACAACACCAGTTGGGGGTAATCCATTTAATACTTGTGTGATGATAGGTACATCACCTACCTCTCGGATACATTGGTCTCCTACCAACTTGTATCCTAATACTTCTTTGCGTCCACTATCAAACAGGAACCCCACGGGTTCTTTATCTAACTGTTCTTGAGTAGGACACTGAATGTTTGCTGCTCTAGGAGCATCTGGTGGTGGAGTAGGTGTAGCCTTTGCTTCTGTATCTGTTTCTTTCTTAGGTTTGACTGGATTCACTTGTGGTGGTCCAGTCATAACCATTTGATTTGGTTCGTAATTAATTGGATTGAAACTAGGAGTTCCAGCATCACAAATAATTACAGGATCATCATCTATTAATAAACTTTCGTTTTCATTATTAGCAGAGTTTGCTTCAACACATCCTGGTATATTGACAATAGGGAGTCCTATATTAACAGTGACAGGTGGAGCACTAAACTGTGAGGTTACAGGTTCTGGATATGTCCTGACCTCAGGTATGTTTAGTTTACCTACTGCAATTTTACTCGTCCCTATTCTCCGAATGTCCATCAGCAGTCATTGAATACACTACCAACTTGAGAACCAAGTGATGACCCTGCTTTCTGTCCTAGCAGCAATGCCCATCCACCTGCTAACCAACCCACATAGGGCACGCTAGCAAGGGCAGGAACAGCGACACCAGCAGCGATAGCACTACCTGCCATTGCACCTTGAGACCGTGCTCCAGCGTCCGCCACGATACACTCTATGTCTTTTGCAGACTTTCCCTCGCCGTCTGATACGGCACCTCCTAGGTTGCGCGTACCGTCCATAGTGAACTGGTCAACACGCCACTCACGACGAGACTCAGTGCCACCACCAAACAATCCTTTCTTATTACTATCAGAAGATAATGACCTCTGAGATTCTAAGATAGCAGGATCGTTTGCTCGATATTCAATCTCATATCCATCCTTACCTGCTTTGATAGTATAGGATGAATAGTCTCCTCTAGGAATATTGATAGTAGGGACTTCTCTCA